GGTGCTTATCTCTTTGGCTAGTGCCTTCTTTTCTTGTAGTTTCATGATATCCTTCCGTTTGTTTGTATTTGTTAGACCCTGCAACCTCGTAAAAGGTTACAGGGTAATTTGATTATTTATCTGTAATTTGTAATTAGGTTAAAGTCATAGAAATTATTTCCTTCGAATGATGTTTCCATAGCTGGGTTTATCCAACCAGCTCCAACCCATGCCTTAAGCTCTTTTATCGTTGCTTTTCTAGTCTTCTGGTATGACACATTGTATTCAGTGTCTACACAATACTTATATTCAATAGACGCTTTATTAGTCTTATAAATATATGCTGGGTAGTTGTTACCGTTTGCTGTTCTTATTGAGATAGCCATACCTGCATAGAATTGAGACATGAATTTTTTCTGTCTTCTGTCTTTCTCTTGTTTGACTGAATTACTAGCAATCTCTAGCTCGTGGTCGCTTAGGTGTCTAAGGTCACTAGGTAGTATTGTAGTTGGTAGTAAGTTATTCATAATATCCTTTGTTTGCTTGTACTACTTAGACTGCATTAACTAGAAAAAGGTTACAGCTTTTTTTATTTTTTTTTAACTAGGTTTACTTGGTTATTAACTGACACCCCTACCTATTCTCATAAATGTTTAAACAAGGTATATACTAGAACAAATGTACTACACATCATCTAGTATGCACAACATATAGTGTCTAAATAACAACATACTAGATATGGTATAGGTATAGATATATACAATATATAGGGGGGTTTAATGTTGGGTGGTGTGTAGTGTAGTGTGTACCCTCTGAAATATATCTGTTAATTTTTATACAGTAGAAAGCTGGTACAAAGTAGTTAGGTACTTTACCAGTAAAGGTACCAAGTTAGTAATGATTTATCATTGGTAACTTGCAGTAAAGGAAACAGAGGAATATAGCTAACCCTGTGTCACTCCCTCCCAAAAACCAGAATGAACTATATAGTGAACATTTAAATATGTGAAGTAATAGCCTATTACGCTAGTTACCATGGTCCTGCTAGTCCACTTATGTTTGTCTTAGTGGTCCTTTGTCCTTTTCTAAAAGCAGGAAGAACGAAGTGTTTGTATATCTACTATACCACCTTGTTATTTTAATGGTAGTATTTAGTTAGGGTGAATTACTATTGTAGGAGTTTCCTCCTTTCGCCTACGCCCTGTCAGTAGTTCACCCTAGTTTTCTTAAATAAATGTACACATTAAATACTGGTTGGGTTATAATAAAGTACGATTGGCGATTATTCATTATCGTCTTCCTTTGTTTGATAGTACGCCCTCCAGCAATGGAGGGTTTGCTATAGTAGCAGTATGAGTTTTATTTATGTAACCGACTGCGACATCTGTTTGCATCCCTATTGGGAGGACGAACTTATTAACGGTGTCTGCCCAGGTTGCCAGGAGTTTGAAGAAGAATGAGTAAATCAAAAGAACACTACAGTTGCAGAGTGTGCAGCAGCGTTACTTTACTGGACGGTATTACTGGTTTATGTTATGACTGCAATAGAGGGCATATATAAAAAAATTTTTTTACCACCTAAACCAGGGGGCATACTATAGTACTTATACCTGGAAAATCCAGGCAATTGTATGAGGATACAATTCAATTATATGAAAGAAAGAAAACTTTTCATCTAAGAAACGGTACATGGTGTACGGTGTGAGGAAGAAATGTTTTTGTGGATTTCATGTTTTTCATAACAGTTTGGACAACTGTACGAACAGAGCCTCGCTTCGGCGAGGTTTTGTGTTATCATAATAGAAACAACACAGGAGTTAATATGCCAAAAGGTATAGGTTACCCAAAAGGGATGAAGAAGAAATCCAAAAAGGGTAAAAAGAAAAAGAAGTAAGTATGGCTGAATATCAAGGTAAGTCTGTCAAACTTAACAGTCCATCTAGGATTGGTAAAGGCGAACCAGGACATGGTAGAAAAAAATTTAAAGTATTTGTTCAAGATGGTGACAAAGTTAAAAAGGTTATGTTTGGAGACCCCAACATGGAAATACGAAAAGATAACCCAAAAGCTAGAGCATCATTTAGAGCAAGACACAAATGCAGTACAGCTAAAGATAAAACAAGTCCAAGATATTGGTCTTGTAAAATGTGGTAAGGAGTAAGTATGACAGCTAAAAAAGGTTTGTATTACAATATGAACAAAAGAAAAAAAGCAGGTACAAGTAGGTCTAAAAAAAACTCTACCATAAGCCCTAAAGCGTATGCAAATATGAAAAAGGGTTTCCCCAAAAAGAAAAAATAATTTGATACCTTGTCCATCTTGTGACGAACACTTATCAGTAATTGATGGTAAAGTGGTATGTATGAATAAGGATTGTAACAAATATGGCAAATAGACCTTTATGTTATGCAGGAGGATGCCATAGACCTTTGCCTAAAGGTAAGCGTAAGTATTGTTCTGATAGGTGTGCTAACAGAATTAATATGCAAAAAAAACGAGCTAGAAAAGCTGGTAAAGAATGGCAACAAGAAGATGACAGTTTAAACATACCCTCACAAAAACCTAGTGTTGCTACTAGACGAGGACAAGTATACGAAGACATCAAATCATCTGGACTTGCACAAGAGATATATGAAAAAACAATAACGCTTACTGATGTAGCAAAAATATTAGAGACTACACCTGCTGCTGTGCAGATGGCATACCAGGCTTATTTAGAAGATTTACAAACAGAAAAAGCCCAGGAAACATGGGCTCTACCAGTAGTAGCAGAAAAAACACTAGAAGATTTTGACGAGTTTAGAGATAGGTACTTTAGAACAGAACAAGGCGTACCATATCTAACACCTAAGTTTCATAAGAACTGGATAGAAAGTATTATGAAAGCTATAGAAACTGGTGGACAGCACATGATATTATCACCACCACGACATGGTAAAACAGAATTACTTATACATTTTGTTATATGGCTTATTGCTAAAAATCCTAACATTAGAATTATGTGGGTAGGTGGTAACGAAGACATTGCTAAAAACTCTGTTGGTGCAGTTATGGACCAGTTAGAAAATAACGAACTGTTAATAGAAGAACTTTGTGGACCTGGACCAACATTTAAACCTAAAACAAAATCTAGTAAATCATGGTCACAAAATGGATTTACTGTAGGTACAAGAACAGTAACAGGTATTAAGTCACCTACTATGGTAGGTCTTGGTAGAGGTGGTAAAATTTTGTCTCGTGACTGTGACATAATTATTGCTGATGACATTGAGGACCACAGCTCTACTATGCAACCAGCATCAAGAGAAAACACAAGAAACTGGTGGACTACAACATTATCAAGTCGTAAAGAGGAACATACAGCAATGATTGTTATTGGCTCTAGACAACACTATGACGATTTGTATTCACACTTAGTAGATAATGAAAGCTGGTCTACAACAGTAGAACAAGCACATGATGTAGCTTGTACACTACCAGACTGGGATAATGATGCACATAAGAAATGTATGTTATGGTCAGAGAAAAGAACTTACAAGTGGTTAATGGGTAGAAAGTCTGCTGCAGAAACTACAGGTGGTAGAGCAATTTATGAGATGGTATATCTTAATGTTGCTATGCCAGATGGTTTAAGTTTATTTTCGTCAGAGGAGATTGAACAGTGTAGAGACCAGAACAGAAATATTGGGCAGGTACCTGCTAATGTACGATTAATAGCAGGACTTGACCCTGCATCAACTGGATACCAGGCAGCATTTTTGTGGGGATACAATCAAGAAGACGACACCTTGTACATGATTGATATGGAGAACTCTTTAGGTGGAGGTATACCACAAGCACTAGAAATAATTAAAAAATGGTTTCAAGAATATAACCTAGCACATTGGGTTATTGAGGAGAATGGATTTCAAAGAGCAATACGACAAGATAAATCAATTAGAGAGTTTGCTGCAAAGCACGGTGTATTTTTAGAAGGTACACAGACTTATGGTAATAAGCACGACCCAGTTTATGGTGTTACTGCTATGAGACCATTGTTTGCAAATAAGTTAATTAATTTACCTTATCGTAGCTTTGAGGCACAAGAAAAGGTAAACTTATACAGAAGTCAGTTAGTGTATTTTAGTTCTGCTCAAAATAAGAGTAGGTCAGTAGGTACAAAGTCTGACATAGTTATGGCAAGTTGGTTTCCAATGAAAACAATAAGGCGTTTACAAAAAGAGAAACTTGCTACAATGGGTATGGATTACTCACCTAGTTTTACAGGTTATGAAGGACTAGGAATAGATTTAGATAGTTGGAGATAAATGGTCAAGACAGCAGATGAATTATACAGCAGAGTATATGAACTACGACAACTTAACTCTGTTATGTCATCAGATAAACATAATGTAAGAGCAATACTTAATGGTGGTGCAGACGGATTAAAAGCATTACTTGGTAAAGATATGCGTGACATGGATTACAAACAGTTACCTGCACCTAACTTACTTATGTCTGCGTTAGAAAGATTTGCACAAAAAATTGGTAGAGCACCAGATTTAAAAGTAGATATTTTTAATGATAAGGATAGTGAAAGAGCTACAAAGAGAGCAGAGAAACTAGAACGCATTGTTACTGCTTATGATGATATACAAAAATTAGATTTACAATTACCACAAGTTGGTAGATGGTTACCTGGTTATGGCTTTGCTGTATGGGTACTAAAAGAAAAAGTAGATGCAAATGGAGTACCATATCCATACGCAGAAATTAAAGACCCTTATCTTTGTTACCCAGGACATTTTGGTGCAGACCAACAACCTAAAGAGTTAGCAATATTACAACGCATACCACATGAGGAACTAGCTAAAACATATCCTAAGTTTAAAAATGTAATTATGGACGAAGTCAGTTCTGAATACAATACAATGGCATACTTATCTAGTTACGACAAGACTTGGGCTAACCAAGACGGAACAGGTAAAGTTGTTGCAGAATATTATGA